GGGCTGCCCGTTGAGCACGACCCTGCGCGCATGGGCGTCGACCTCCAGCACCTCCCCGACGGCGAGCGTGGTCCCCTCGAAGTCGACGATGGCGCCGGTGGTCAGGTTGAGGAGAGCCGGGTCGACGGCGGGGCCGGTGAACACGGCGACGAAGGGCGTGGCGGTGTTGCCGCCGTTGTCGGCCACGCCAGCCCCGGAGAACGAGGAGCCCCGCAGGTCGAGCGAGCACCCGGAGAGGTCGAAACACTGGCCGGGGTCGGCCAGGCAGAGCCCGGAGTCGGCGGCGACGACAGCCAGGGTGAGCGAGGTGCCCCGGACGTCGATGGAGTAGAGCCGGGGGTCGGTGGCGAGGAACTCCAGGGCGACGTCGGCCTGGCCCCGGTGGAGCCGGGAGTTGTCGACCTCCATGCGGCGAGGGCGGCCCATGACGGCGAAGGTCGCCACGCCGGGGATGCCGAGGCGGAGCGGCTGGGAGACGACGGCGGCCTGCCAGGCGCCAGCCAGGTCCCGCAGGCGGCCCCAGGCGGCGGCCGGGGTGGCCTCGGAGATGCAGACGGTGAACACGAGAGGGCGGCCCTCGTGGAAGTCGCCCAGGGCCACGACGCCGTGCTGGGAGGGGAAGCCGACGTCGTTGGTGCGTTGGTCGGGGAGCCCGAGCCCTTCCCAGGAGGGCATGCCGTAGGGCGTCCCCTTGCCGAAGGTGACGACGCCGAGAGCGACCTGCCAGTCGGCGAGGGGCTCCAGGTTGGCGTCCCAGCGGAGGAGGTCGACGAAGGCGGTCGGCGGCGGCTCGGCCCGGGGCGAGCGGGAGACGAGGGGCACCATCGCCTCGGCCTCCACCGCAGGCCCCGCCAGAGAGCCCCGGTACGTCCGGTCGACGAGGTCGATGGGGGTGAGCCGCCCCGGCGGGAACAGGGCCATCAGGCGGCCGTTCCCATGCGGAAGCGGACCCACCAGTCGAGGTCGTCGACGACCCGGCGGTCGCCGAACACGACCGGCCCGTTGAAGGCGATGCCAGCCCCGGCCCCGGCGGCACCGAAGGGGCGGTGAGCCGGGGCCGGGAGCGGCACGACAGCCTCGTCCCGACCGGCTTCGCCGAGGAGCGCCAGGGTCCCGCCAGGGGTTGCGCGCACGAGGCCGCCGGAGGCCATCCGGGGCACCGTCGGGAGGCCGATGGTGAAGCCGCCGATGGTCTTGCCGAAGGGCAGGTCGATGCCGGGAACCTCCAGGTCAATGCCGTTCCAGAAGTCCGCAAAGGTGTTCCAGATGCGCTTGATGAAGTTGATGGCGCCCTCGAAGCCGGACTTGATCCCGTCGATGACGTTGCCGATCGTCTCCTTGGCCGTGTTGAACGGGGCCTCCAGCAAGTCGGAGATGGTCGCCCAGGTGTCGGTGAACCACGAGACGACCTTGCCCGCTACCTCGATGATGTCGTCGACGACGCCGGTGACGACCTCGACGATGGCCTCGAAGGCGGGGCCGAACGTCTCGGCCAGGAAGGCGACGACCTCGTCCAAGTGGTCGACGACCCACTGCAACTTCTCGCCGAGGAACTGGAACACGGTGACGACCTGCTCGGAGATGAAGGTGGTGACGACGGCGAGGGCCTCCGCCACGATCACCAGGGCCTTCGCCAGAATGTCGAGGATCGGCACGAGGCCGACGATGAGCAGGTCGAGCAACTGGACGATGGGCGGGATGAGCGGAGCGGTGGCGAGGGTGATCGTCAGCATCGACGTGGCGACGGCGATGAGGGCCTCGACCAACTGCGGGAGCACCGGCAGCAGGGCGTCGAGGAGCACGGTGATGAGGTGCTCGAACAGGGGCAGCAGGAGGTCGATGATCGGCAGGAGGGCGGAGAGCGCCTGATCGACCAGCATGAGGAAGGCGTCGACCAGCCGGGAGACGATGGGCGCCAGGGCCGTGAACAGGCGCACGAGGATCGGCAGCACGGCCTCCACGATCCGCATGACGACGCCGGAGAACTCGTCGAACACGTCGAGGATGGCGGGCAGCACCCGGGCGAAGATGGGCGTGAGCACCCGGACCAACTCGTCGAACAGGGGGATGATCGCCTCTAGGGCGCCGAACAGGAACTCCCCCAGGCGCTCGGCGAAGATGTCGAGGAACTCGCCGATCATGCCGAAGATGGGCGCCAGGGCGATGAGGGCGGAGCCGAGGCCCTCGGCGAGCACGTTCGCCAGCACACCGACGATCTGGACGATGGGGGAGATGAGCGGGGCGAGCGAGAGGAGCGCAGGCCCCATGACGTCGAGGATCGAGGTGACCTGCCGGACGAGGATCTGAATGGAGGGGCCGAGGGCCTCGAAGATGCCGCCCAGGGCGGAGCCGAATGAGTTGCCGAACTGCGTGAGGGTGTCGAGGAGGGCCGGGTCCGACAGCACGGTCTTGAGGCCCTCGACGAGAGGCCCGAGCCCGGCGGCGAGGGCAATGCCCATCGTGTCCTTGAAGGTGGACAGCACGCCGGTCAGGGTCGTGGAGGAGCGTTCCATCGCCCCGGCGGCCCCGGGAAACTCCTTCATCTTCGCCAGCAGGATCGGCACGGCTTCGGAGGCGGGGATGAGGCCGTCCTCAGACAACTCCCGAGCCTTCGCCTGGCTGATCCCCATGCCGTCGGCGAGGGCCTGCCACACCGGGAAGCCCGGCAGGGCGTTGCTGATCTGGTTCATGTCCTGAGCGGTTACGCGCCCGGTGCCGCCCATCTGCCCCAGAGCCCGAGTGACGGCGTCCATCTCGCCCTGGCCTCCGCCGAGCACCGACGTCATGTCGCCGATGGTCTGGACGTACTCCAGAACGTTGTCGGAGGTGACGCCGAAGGTGCCGCCCTGGGCGACGAGGTTGCGCGTCATGTCCGACAGCCCGGGCAGTTCCAGCGGGGTCTTGGCGGCGAAGTCGGTCAACTTCGCCATCATCTGCTGGGCGCCGTCGGCGGAGCCGAGGAGCCCCTGGAAGCCGACCTCCGTCATCTCCAGAGACTTCGCCGTGTCCAGGCCGAACTTGGTGACCAGCCCCGCAGCAGCGCCGAGCCCGAGCCCGGCGACGAGGCCGCCCAGGCCGCCTGCGCCCTTGGAGATGCCGCCGAGGGCGGAGTCGCTCTGGCGGGCAGCCTCGCGGAAGTGGTCGGTGATGGCCTCGCCCGCCTTGTCGGCGGAGGTGACGGCCTGGTTGAAGGCGTCGGCCCCGCCAACCTTCTCGAAGGCGGCATCGCTCTGGCGGGCAGACTCGACGAAGGCGTCCTCGATCCGCTCGCCCGCCTTCTCGGCGTCGGCCACGGTCCCCTTCATGGCGCCCTGGAGCCCGGAGCGCATCTCCCGCTCCCAGCCGGAGAAGTCCGGCACGATCCGTACCGATGCACTCCCCAGGTCGGCCACGGCGGCCAGCCTACGACAGCAGGGCTACCGGGTCACCTGGCGGTAGGCGGCCATCGCCAGGGCGGCCTCGGTGGCGGCGTCCTCCTCACCGCTCCACCACCAGGGCGCAGCGGGGTCGGCTGCGCGCACGGCGGCCGGGGCAGGCTTGGCCGAGAGGAGCGACTCCATCTCGTCCCGCTCCTCGGCGGAGGCGGAGCGCACCCGGAGGTACGACAGCACGTTCAGCACCCTCACCAGCGGGAGCCCCTCCAGGTCGAGGCCCCGCCCTAGCGCCCAGCCGTCGAGGAGGCGCCAGCCGTCGACTAGCCAGCCGACGAGGGCGAGGGCGACTCCGTAGGGCGGCCGGTCACCTGCTCGACGATCCAGGCGAACATGGCGGTGAGGCCGTTGGTGCCGAGCGGCGTCTCCTCGGAGCGGAGGGCGGCGCCGAAGTCCTCCCGGTCGGCCGGGATGACGAAGGCGGGCAGCAGGTCGAGGAGGGCGGCGAGCCGGGCGATCCCCTCCATCTCCTGCACGACCATCACTCGCTCCAGCAGCGGGAGCGGGAGGCGGGCGAGGAGCGTGAAGCGGCGGCCGTTGAGGTCGAACTGCGAGCCCTGTTCGGGCGGCGGGGAGAAGTCGGGGATGAGGGCGGCGGTGCCGTTGGGGAGCGTCACGGCGGCGACCCTAGCCGGAGGGCGGCGGCTCCGGCACTCCCCAGGGCGGAGCCGCCGCCCCGGGCGACCGTAGCGGCCCCGCAGAGGCCCCTCAGGTCCCGTCTCAGCGACGAGGGAGGTCAGCCCCGGCCCGTCGCAGGGCGGCCATGAAGTTGAGCCAGGCCCGGCCCCCGGAGCGGGTGTCGGTGGTGGAGATGCGCTTGCCGGAGGGCGAGGTGAAGCGAGGGTGCGGGTGGCCCATGTCGACGGTCCAGCCCTGAGCCTCCAGCAGCCGGGCGACCCGGCGGAGGTCCTTGCGCGGGTTGTTGGTCGGCATCAGGCGCCGTGCTTCTGACGGTACGAGGAGGGGCGGCACTCGGGGGAGCAGTACCGGGCACGGCGGCCCGTCGGCGAGGCCGGGGGTAGATCGCCGCCGCAGGTCAGGCACGAGAGGCCGCCGGGGGCGTCAAGTTCTTCGGGAAGGGCGACCGTGACGACGACGTCCGGGCGCCAGTCTCCCCACTCGCCGAGCACGACCCGGCGAGTGGGGGCCAGCACCGGCTCGCCCCGGTCGAGGCGGTCGAGCCAGTCGGCCATCAGCCGACGACCCGGACGGTGGTGGTGGTCCGCTTGCGGACACCGGCGAAGGGGAGCGAGAGGCCGAACGTGCAGCACGCCAGGAAGATGCGCGTGAGCGAGTAGCGACCTTTGACCTCGGTCTTGGTGGTGGTCATGGAGGGTCCTTTCGGGAGCCGGGGCGGGATTGCCCCTCGCCCCGCCCCGGCCGGGAAGCCAGGGGCGGAGCAGGGAGCCGTCCCGCCTAGAGGCCCATCCTCCCGGCGCACACCGGGCCGATGCCCCTGGCCCGGGAGGCCTCGTCGGTGAGGGTGCGGTTGCAGTGGCCGCACCGGCCGATCTCCTGCCCGTAGCGGAGCATCGCCGCCATCGGGTCCTCGGCGATCTTCGCCAGCACGGCGGCCCCGGCGGCTCCCTTGACGGGGTGGCGCTCGTCGGAGGCCAGGACCGAGACGAAGGTGCGCCCGGCCCAGCGGCCCTCGGTGGGGCGGTCGACCTCGTAGAAGCGGAGGATGCCCTCGGCGTTGTCGACGGCGTAGTGACCGGCGGGCACGTCGGGGAGCACCCGGGCCGGGGCGGCGAGCGGCGGGGTGCCGTCCTGGCCGGGGATGCCCGACGACGCCGGGGCGACGACCGGGCGGGTGGTGCGGCCAGCGTCACGCATGGCGATGAGCCGGTCCAGGCCCTCGGAGGCGGCCTTGCGGGTGAGGCCCTCGAAGCGGGCGAGCATGGTCGCCTGGCGCTCGTCCTGGCCGGGGTAGACCTCGGCGAGCAGGGTGGTGCAGAAGCGGACCTGAGCCTCGGAAGGGGTCGAGGGGCGAAGGGCGTCGGGGTGGGCCGAGCCGAAGGTGCGCCCGTCCATGCGCTCGCCGGGGGTGTGGATGCGGTCCTGGCGGCCGCCGACCGGGGTGACCCGGCGGGCAGCGGCCCGGAAGGCCCCGCCGGTGCGGTGAAGTTGGCAGTTGCAATCGCTGGAGAAGCCAGCGTCCCAGCCGGTGCCGTTGCAGACTTCGCAATCGGGGAGGGTGTCGTAGGCGGAGATGTGGTTGAGCGGGGTCGTGGTCATGAGGGTAGACTAGCCGCCCGGCAGCGGTTAGGCAACCTGTTCGACGAAGATTCCCCGGAAGGGCCGAACGACCTAGTCGATGAGCAGGGCCTCCAGGGCCGGGAGGGCGGGCGAGGAGAAGTCCTCCGCCAGTAGCAGGCCGGTGGGGCCGAGCGTCACGAGGCCGGAGTCGTCACGGTGGATCGAGCACGCCAGGCAGACGGGCGGAGCGCCACGCCGGACGAACTGCTGCGTGAGGAGCACGAGGTCGGCCTGGGCGACGACGGCGGCGAACGAGGCCAGGAGGATGCGCGCAGAGCGGTCGACATCGAGCCGGGTGAGGGTGGCGACGAACAGGTCGTGGAACGAGGCCCCGGCGGGCTCCCAACGGATGACGGCGGCCACCTCGCCAGCGGGAGCGTCGGTGACGACGTGGAGCATGGGGGCGAAGTCGGTGGCGACGGAGAAGCGGCCCAGAGCCGTCTCCCGCAGGGCGTCGAAGTAGTCGGTGGGGTGGAGCACGACAGCGTCCATGCGGCCAGCCTAGCCGCCCCCAGGCGTGCCTACACCTGCGTTCTACCGCTGGGCCTCGGGCAGAGCGTCCCGCAGGAAGGGCCGGGCCGGGGAGCCCGACGACTGACGGGCGTAGACCCATGTCTCGGTCTGGCCGCCCCGGTAGCGACGGCGGCCGGAGCCAGAGTTGTTCTTGGCGGGCCAGCGGAGGATGGAGGCCCGCACCGGGCGGATGGGCGTGCCCCGGGGGCCGTAGATGCCGGTGCCCTCGTGGACG